CGGCTTCAAAGCAACGGGTACGCCTAGCAACGGCATTACCTTCACGCAGGCCGAGCTTGCTACTGCCGGAACTGTGGATCGCGTCATTGAGCGGAAGAACATTCCGCTTGCGTTCCTCATCACCAACTAAGATATTTAGTTGGCTTCAGATCACGCCCCCGAAAGGGGGCTGGTCTCCCTACATTAGAAAGGATTTCAACTATGGCTAATAAAGATGGTTTAGAACCAAGTAAGCCAATCGACTTTGAAACCCTCCAGCGCGTCAAGCGCCAACAGCGAGAGGCTGCTAAAAATGCCAAAGCAGAACCCAAAAGTAAACCCAAACGCCGAAGTGCCGGGTCTGAGGACGTTCGCGAAGCCGGGGAGCCTAGCGTTTCGAGCGTACTACGCTCAACAGAGACGAAAGGATCGAAAGGAAGCTAACCAGACGTGACTTACACTGTTGATCAATTTGGCCCAAGCGATCTACTGACTAGCAAGAAGTTTGCTATCCGTAGAGTGCAAGTTGACGTAGGCAACACGGGCTTTTTTGATGGTCGTGAGTTTCGTTTCTTTCGTGAGTTAGATATTCCAGCAGGAACAAGCCTCTGGACACGCATTACAGTAGATTCTGGCAACGACGGTTTTATAATCAGAAGTCAGACCATTGAGGCGGAAGAAGGTACACTCCGCTTCCGTGTTTGGTCAGACACGGCACTGACAACTCCACCTACATTCTCAGCACCAGACGGTCTTACATCGAATGTATTGCCAAACAACACCTTGACATCTGCGCCAGCCTACACAAGAACAACAGTGTTTGAGAATGGCGGAGATGCAGACCCAGTTTTTAACGGCGACCCTGTTCTGCTAGACATTCTACGTTCGCGTAGCTCTGGCTCTACATCGAAAGCGACATCAAACTACATCCAAGCAGGTGGTGAACGTGGTGCTGGGCCGGGGACATACTGGTTACAGTTTGAGTCTTTAGGTAACTCTGATGTTACTGGGCTTTACAACTTAATCTTTGAAGAGCGTAGAGGACAAGGCTAATGCCACTAGAAGTAGGAAAGCGCTACCGAGTAAAGGGTCGTGTGGTTAGGATTCAAGACTCTAACGCGCAAGGCAAAGAAAAAGCGGCTGTGACGTCAGAAGGACGCATCATCAACTTCGGCTCATCAGAGAGCCGTATTCGACCCGGAACACCGGCAGGCGATAGCTACTGCGCTCGGTCTGCTGGAATTAAATCAAGCGATAACCTATCACCCAACGATCTAGCGCGAGCAGATTGGCATTGTGATGGCTCTGTAAGCAAAGAGGAAGGGCCAACGCCCTTAGATGACTGATGCCAGTACAGAGATGCCAAAAGAACGGACGACGCGGCTGGAAGTGGGGACAGAGCGGAACATGCTACGTAGGTCGTGGCGCTAAAGCACGAGCAGAGCGACAAGGCCGAGCAATTAGAGCAAGCGGATACAGAGGCGGCTAAATAATGGCATACGGTACAGATTCAGACCTAACAACCTACGCCTCAGAGCGCGGCATCACTATCAGCGGCACTTCATCAGAGCTGCTAACACTAGCACATGATTACATTGAATCACTTGACTACATCGGTCAAAAGACTGAAGAAGATCAAGCAGACCAGTGGCCTCGACAGAATGCCTACATCGACGGCTACGAGCTAGACGAAAACGTAGTCCCACAGGGCATCATTGAGGCAGAGCTACAAACAGCCATCGCTATCGACCAAGGCAACAGTCCTTTTGGCACAGTAACTCCGGGCATCAAGCGCGAGAGCGTGGACGTTCTATCTGTTGAGTATCAGGACGGCGCAAGCAACCGCAGCTTTGATCCGATGGTTCGTTTGAAACTGCGTAAGTATCTACGCGGCGGAACGGCCAGCACAAACATGGTTGGCGTGAGCCGAGTCTAATGGCTAAGTTTGACTATTCAGCATCTAAGGCGCTAGCAGACCGGCTGCTTAACCAGTTTGGTGCATCTCTTACGTTCACACGGCAGTCTGGTGAGACTTTTGACCCTGCAACGGGTACAACCACCGCTTCAGAAGAAACATTCAGCAGAGACGTTGTGTGGCTGGACTACGATAACGATGAGATTGATGGTTCTATTGTGCAGCGCGGCGATGCTCGCCTTCTGATTCAAGGTGAAGTCAAAGTAGATGACCGGGTTGAGCGTGACGGAGAAAAATGGAAGGTTGTCACTGCAAGCCCTCTTAACCCAGCAGGCACTTTGATTTACACAGAAGCACAAGTGAGGCAGTAATGGACATCAGAGTTGTCAGCAAAACATTAGATGTCCGACTGTCGCAGATGCCCAGCCTGCCACCAGTGGCTTGGCCCAACATAGACTTCAAGCCTGATATTGACACTATCTACTTGCGCCCTAGTAATCTGCCAGCAAACGGATCGCTATTCAACATGAACTACGCACAAGAGACACCGGGCGTGTATCAGGTGTCTGTAGCAGGGCCAGTCGGTGATGGAGCAGGACTGATCGAGCAAGTAGCCTCTGATGTGTCAGCACACTTCGGCGCAGTTCGTAGCCTAGACAACAATATATTTATTGAGTCGATTGACGTAGCGCCAGCAATCATTGATGACGTTTACTACACAGTTCCCGTTTCGATCAACTGGAGAATCATTGACTGATGGCTAGAGAGAAAGACATCTCGCAACTTATTACAGATGTCGCTCAGAAGTACAATCGGGGCATTGATGAAGTAGTAGAAGATGTCGCTGTTTCGTTATCACAAAGAATTATTGAGCGTACACCAGTAGGGCAGCCTTCTACTTGGCAGAACCCTAACTCAGCACCACCCGGATATGTTGGTGGTCGAGCGAGAGCAAACTGGTTCCCTACTATCGGCACACCAAGCGACGATACAACAGAATCTACAAGCACGAACGAATCTGCTTCAAGAATAACAGGCATAAAAGAGCAGATTGCAGGAAACGTCTACTACCTGACCAACAACTTGCCGTACATTCGCCGCCTTGAGTACGACAACTGGTCACAGCAAGCACCCAGAGGGATGGTAAGGGTAACTCTGAGAGAAGCCCTAAGAGAATTAAAACGCGCCATAAGCAAGAACACTAGATAGGAGCATTAACATGGCATCAGGAGCATTTACCAGCGCAGGCACTACCATTAGCCTGACTGATAGCGAACCAACTACTTATGATTCAGCTGGCTTTGACGGACTCACATTCACTGAGGTAGGTGAAGTATCTGACCTTGGTGAGTTCGGTCGTGAGTACGCAGAAGTAACTTTCAACCCACTAGGCGACCGTCGCACTGTCAAACGTAAAGGCAGTTACAACGACGGCAACATCAGCATGAGCGTTGCTCGTGTGCCTAGCGACGCAGGCCAGACTCTTTTGCAGGCTGCGCTTGATAGCGATGACAGCTACTACTTTGAAGTAGTCCTGCAAGATGGCACGACCTTGTACTTTGCAGCGCAGGTTATGAGCTACACCACCAACGTCGGTGGCGTGGATCAGATCACCTCAGCAAGTGTAACCATTGGCATCACCAATGACATCATTGAGGTTGCCCCTGCGTAACTAACCCGGCGTAGCCGGTAGGGGGCTGGCGTTTCGCTGTCAGCGTCAGTCCCCGCTTTATTTAGCACCAGACAGCGCCTAATTTAGACAGTGGAGACAGCATCTCATGGATATTACCAAGTACAACACAACTGTTGCATCAGACAAGGCTCAAACGATGAGCCTAAAAGACCCCTTTACAGATGAAGTCTTGCTAGATGAAAACGGCGAAACTATCGATATTTATTTGTACGGAATCCAGTCAACTGCGGCCCGTAATGCAGTAGCAGAGCGTGAGCGCAAGAGCAACAAGAAAGACTTGACAGAGGAAGAAACTAATCTAGTTGGCGCGGAGTTTCTTGCTGCTTTGACTGTTGGATGGTCTGACAACATCGAAGCTGACGGTAAAAAACTGAAATACGATCATAAGAACGCAATCAATCTTTACTTAGAGCAAGACTGGATTGGGCAACAAGTCATCTCTTTTGTATCGAATCTGGAGAATTACGCCCCAAAAGCGTAGAAGCCCTCAAGTTATATGTTCGTCACCTAGCTTGGTTACAGGCTACTCCAGATAAGAAGGGCAATGAAAAGCCTAAGATACGCTGGAAGATACTAG